GGGCTTCAAGGTAGAGCTCATCTGTCCTAAGCATTTGAGCTCCTCCTTCTTCGAAGCTCAAGGCCGCCATTCGCTGAGGGCTCAGCCGCCCACATATGCAAGGGCAATGCAATTGGCCACAACAACCCGGCAATTACGGCAATGATCGTGGCGGCTGTGGTCCTAGTCCCGAACCTGTAGATGCTCTGTATGCTTATGAGAGCTGCATAAGCATATACAACCCAGAACTGCCACGGGAGGTCAACCATTATCTCGCTCCTTCAGGCAAGGCAGGCAACCCATGAAGTAGAAGTGTGCTGGCTACTTCGTCCCGGTCCAGTCTTGAACTAGCGTTGTCCAACTGCCTGCTCATTTCGGAGACCCACTGCAGGTAAGCAACAGCAAACACTTTGTTCTGTACGTCTTCTTTTGCCCACTTCTTCAAAACCTCCAGCTTAGCACTTGCCGCCTTAACTTCCTCACGAGATAGCTCATCAGGCTTCTTGCTAAGCCAATTGCGCAGTTGCAAAGCAACCGCCCAACCAACAACCTTTGTTACGTACGTGTCTTCGTTTAAGAGCGCCATACAATTTCCGCACGTACTCCCACCACCACCACCGGAATAAATAGGCGAAGTAGCATAGACTTGGGCTTGTACAGAAGCACCCAATACTAGCGTAACAATTACGACAGCAACGAATTTCATTTCTTCTCCTTAACAGTACTCCCCTTCGGCTTGGGCTTAGCCTTAACCAACTGGAGCTTGTGCTCACGGTCGCGATCTGCCTGCTCGGCCTTGTGCCGCAACTCAACTGCCTTCTGAACCATACTGTTTTGACGATTGGCAACACCCTCCTGCGCCCCAGCCTGATGCCCCAGCGAAGCTACAGCAATCTGGTGAGCCTTGTCCATGTTCTTGGTGTGCAGGCCGTGAGCCAGGTCTAGCGCCTTCGTCTTGAACTGGTGCTTGGCGTCAAACTGCTTGCCCATAAGGTCGTGCTGGCGCTGCTCCCCCGCCAGGCCAGCCTTGTGCTGGTGTTCCTTGTCCAACTTAGAGCTCTCTTGGGCTGCCTTCTTGTCGGAAACAACCAACTCACGTGCCACACCCAACGCTGCAATCTTCTCGCGGGACTTCATCGTGGCGTACTGAATGGCTGCCCGAGCCGTCTCAGTCTGCATCTTCGTCTGGGCTTCAGACGCCTTGGTCTTGCTATCCTGCAGTCGTGCCTGTGCGGCAATCATCGTAGACTGCGCAATCATTTCCTCAGGCGCAGGCTTCTCGCTGCCCGGAGGAGGCGGCGGTACCATTAGCGAGTCAGGGTCGTCAATACCCATCGTACGGAAGGCCCGCTTGTCCACCTCATTGATATTGATATTCGGGTTGGTGACCGCCATTTGCCGCATAGCCACAACCTTCATGTAGCGCTCAGTCTGGCTAGACGTATTCGGGTCAGCGCGCGGGATCAACTCCAAGTCGTTAAGCGCCAACAGAAACAACTCCCTGTGGCGTTCTTCCGCTGCGTCCTGTTCGTCCTGAACGGGCTGCTGGCCTGACTGTTCAATCAGCGCCTTCAGCACCTCAGACTTCTTGTTGTGCCGCCAGAGTGCCTCAGGATCCTCCATCAAGAGTTCCTTGAGCATGTCCAGCTCCTGCCCTTGTGCCGAGTGCATGCGTTTGTGGACGGCGCTCATCAACTTAGTGGCTTGCTCAATGAGCGCTAGCGTGGTGCCAACAGGAGCATCCTGCTTGCCCTCACCCACCTGCATTTCAGCCGTACCACCAACACGTTGTGCCGCATTGGCAATGTTATCGATCAACTGGATGAACACGGCTGACGGGTCTTTGTAAGGCAACGGCATAACCGACGCACGAATGTCATTACCCACAGTGTCAATGGGCATGCCGCCGCCAGGAGGAATGCGGAACTGATTGGTAAGCTGCTTGGCCAGTGACTTCAGGTACAAGAAGCCCGGGAAGTTGGCGAACATACCCGCGTCAATCATGAGCCGCCACGCCGCCGTCACAGCCTTGGTGGAGTTGCCGAGTACGTTCAGCAGCCCAATACCGTAGAAACCCAGACCCGGGATGAACGTGTACGCCACAATGCGGTTACGTGGCATACAGAACTCGTCGTCCTCGTGCCAGTTGCGACGGATCTCCAGAATCTTGCGGGCTTCCTTATCAATGACCACCTTGTACGGCAGCGGCAAGCCTGTAGGCTCACCATCAATTTCGTGCTCGTAACCAGGAACTTCTATTTCGCAGTAGCACTCGAATAGCTCACGGTCCTGGTCTGCCTCCTGATCAACATAAGTTGGCGGGGCAATGCCCTGCACCTGGTCAATCTTGGCGTCGACAGGGTTCTTGATTGGGTTGACGCCTGCTGTCGGCAGATAGATGTCACGGTACGCACCTACGAGCTGCATGCGCTTCAGTGTTGACGGGCGCATCATGATGCGGTGTGTGACGCGGCCCGCGCCTTCAATGTCGGTTGCCGCATTGGAGACAATCAAGTCTTTAGCATCAATAGACGCAATAACGGGCCGACGCTTGAGCGGGTCGTGGTAGCCCTTCTTGAAGCTGATGCCGGAGAACCCCAGCATGAGCAGCATGCGGTCAGTATCTGGGTAGTACTCTTTCGCTACCTTGGTCAGGTAGTGGTTCATATCTTTCTCAAGTGCCTGCGCTAGTCGCTCAGACGTGGCGTTACCGTCACCGTCATTGCGCACCTTGACCGGACCGTCCGACGGCAGCAGCTCGCCCAGCGCATTGGCCTGGAACCGCAACACAGCTTCAAGCAGTAGCGGGTGGTCAACCGTTGAGACACCCTCAGCTGGCGTAGCTCCAGTAGCCGCCGCGCCACGCGGGTTCTTAATCTCTAGGCCCAGCAGCGAGATACCCGCGCTCATGTTCTCAAGCCAAGCCGAACGGGACTGGCTGTCCAATTCAATGCCCTGCAGAATCTTCTCGGCAAGAGCAGAGAGTTCTACTTCACTCAGGTCCTCAGCCAGGTTATCAGCAAAGCCGCTCTCCTTGCGCTCAGCTTTAGGCGGACCGAAGGCTATGGTGACGCTACCGTCCTCAGTGGGTATCTGGATGGTGCCCGTTTCCGGGTCAAAGGCCGGGGCGTCTTGCCCCTCCGCCTCCACAGTTACATCCTGCCCCTGCAGCGGCTCTGGCGCGGGCTTCCTGTACGTTTGCTCTACGTCGAGGGGGTATACATTAGCCATTCAGTTTCCTTAGCTCTAGACGCCTCTAATAGAGTGCGGTCTGTCCCCATTTTATTGGGAGTGCCAGGAAACAGATAGGGCTGAGGGCTTAAGGCTTTAAGTTAAACAAAGTTGCGCTAGAAGGTTTTTCTTCAATTATGGAACTAAGCCCCTCGATCATCTGCCGTACCACAGCCTTTGGAACAATAAACGACAACGTACCATGACGCGGGTGCGTAACGCCAATGAAGGGGTGCTTAACACCGCCCACGTCAACCGTCCCCCAACGCCATACAGGGTCCAACACTGCCTCTGTGATCTTATCGTCAGCCATAGTTTTACAACCTTTCCACACGTTCAACCAAGCGCCAGTTACTGCAAGCTACGCCATCGGCCGCCAGAGCAACCCAATTGGTTGGCGCGTACCAACGCTCACCACTGTCCAGACAGCCCACAGCTGCAAGTGACGAGTCACCAGACTTCCAGAAAAGTCTGTATAGCCCATTAGGGCCAATAGCCTTGACACCTTGCGCAACGCACCAACTATCTTAGCGGTGCGTTCAAGGTCATCCTCCGGCAACATTACCGCAAGCAGTTCCCCATCAAGAGAACGCCCAACGACCATCATGGCTCCCCGGGGCAGCTCTTGTTCCGTTAGCATAACAGGCCGCTCAACCATTGAGGTAGTCCTCATAAGAGGCGTAGACCTTTACGCCATTTACCCACTTGAACTTCGGCTTAGGCCAGCTCATCTCAGCGCGCACATAGCTCTCGCGCTGAGCCTTGTACATGGCCTCTTTTTCCTCAGGCGTCATTGCAGCAAGCTTGGCCTTACTTTGCTCAAGCAGAATTATGAGCTCAGGACTCATACCGCTCCACCCTTGGTGAACTTGAGGGACCGGATATTGGCGTGGAAGTGTTTTCCTATTGATTCCGCATTGATGAATGCGTCGTGTGCAGCCTTGTCTACGTCGTGGTACGTGTATACGCCACCGCCCTTGAACTCCACTTCCATGTTCTGAGTTTCCGGGTCGTAGCCGACGCTGACAATATTGCTGCTCGTTACAGTTTTGCGGTCCACGGTGTTTCTATTCCTCCTACTGAAGTGCACACAAAGGGTTTGAAGGGATCATTCGGTACGCTCAAAGCAGGCCCAAACGCGCTCGTTGTCTGCGGCTGCTTGAACTCCACGCGCTTGAGTGCCCCGTTCTCGTAATACTCCATTGCCTTTATGGTAGGACACATTCCCCCATGCACGTGGATCATACCGCACCACTCACAGTTTTGCATAGTTACTCTCCTGCGATCTTTAGCAATACGTCCCTGACGTAACACGTTGTTGTGACCGGGACCACTACCTCAAACTCCATATTGTCCTTGTCCACAGACTGAAACTTCAATTTCCCACAGAACTCACTCAGTAGCCGCTGTTCCCCCACAGTAAGGGAAGGAACAGTAAGTTCTCCCAGAGCACTACCTTTAGCCATGCTACCTTCCTTTCCCTACTTTGCAGACCAACCCGTTGCCGTAATCCACCAACGTGTATACCTTACCCTCTTTGCGGGCCAGATCAGCCTTCATAATCTCAACCTTGTCGCGTTCCGTTCTGCGCCTGGTCTCCCCGGTTGCAATATCAAACAAGTCACCAAGCAGTCTCGTTCCGTTTCCCACTTTATCCCTCCACTCGATCAACGGTTGAACACTACTATTTGCAGTTGAACGCTAACGGAATTGGCCCATTACATCCGCGCTGATATGCATAGTCGGTGATACAGCCGGACAACAATAGCGGAAACAGCAACGCGATTATCTTCATTTCTCTTCCTCTTTTATTACCGACAAGGAACTGAACCGTTGTTCCGTAATTGGTTTAGCCACGTTTACCTACCACTCTTATACAATCGGAATAACAGAACAACCCATTTCCAGTTAGAGTCCCACTTATGGGTGGTGTGTCTGGACTTAGACGCCACAGCAGCTAGTACCATTGACGTAATTACCTGCATTAGAGATCATACTCCTCTACGCTCAGGTGGTCTTCCTGCTGTTCTGGGCTGGATTACAACCGTAATTACCTTAACACCCTTACGCTTAGCCTTGGCAATCATGTCGTGGGTGCCTACTGACTTCGGTGTTGGAAACGCTATGACTAAGTCCGGCTTACCTTCGGTCAACATTTGACTATTGCGGATTGGTCCTGCTGCCTTCTTGTGTTTGTCCCAGTCTGCCTTGAAAGTGCGTAACGGGATCTTGAAGGTGTCAGCATATTTAGCGGCTAGTGCGTCAGCGCCCTTAGCGCCACCTTCAATTATTTCCGTAATAGGTGTCTTATTGTGGACTAAGTTAAGGTACGCACGCAGTGTGGAATAATCGTCAAAGTCTCTGCCGCCACACACGAGTACCTTCATAAATCCAGTCCTCCTGACACCAGGTTATTTGGAAACAACTGGTTTAGCAACGTGTCAGTTTAAGGGGCGGTTACCATCAGGCGCGTAAGTCCGAAAGTTCTCGACTACTCACCAGGTTTCTCCTTCAAAGCAGCTTCTATGGCCTCAACCGCTTCAAACTCCATGCAGCGCATTTCTATCGGACTAAGCGGGGTGCGCTGCTGCTGTGCCTGTTCTATCTTGCCGGACCAGTTAGAGAATTGCTTTCTTGCCCTATTCAAGGGCGTGTCCGCTTGGAGAGCCTCAACAACTTCACGGTCAGTAAGCTTCATCGGGAGACCACTCATCTTGCGCGGCCAGCAGCAAGTTGATGGTCTTGACTGTTGGCCTCTTCCGGATTTCGTATCTTCCACATAAGAACACCAAGCGAAGAGCGGCTTATTTTACGGCTGAGCCTACTGCGCATTTCTCTAGGGCGCACACCGTCACGCATCAAGGTGTAGATTTCCCGGGAGATTGTGTTTTCCCTGGGAATACGCCAACCGTCATGAGCACGCTCAGACCTGCACTTACCTATTCTGGCCACCGCTACGCCCCTACCTCAGTCTGCATGTAATGGGAAAGCTTCTCAAGCTTACGTACACGGCGCGCAGCTACTACCTTAGGACTTATAAGTCCCAAAATTGACGCCATTTCAATAAGAGTTTGAAGGTCTCCTACCTCCATAGACAACCGTTCCGAGTTGTTTTGACTCTTACCCGGCTGACACTCCAAGGCCCCAAAACGAAGCAACTTGGTAGCGCGCTGCTGAACCTCTGCGCACTCTTCAATTAGAATAGTAAGGACTTCACGCTCATGTTCCGTCGGTAGGGGAAAGCGCGTCACGTAACGCTCAACTGTCATCGTCTTCAACTCCAGCTATTGGACTGCCCGCCACCTTATCGCCTGGGACAGCCATACCGCGCATAACGCTGACGATTCCCGGCTTTGTAGAAACGATATCCTCGGCGTGAGCAGCTGAGGTTGCTATCGTCTCAACCCACGCCTCGCTTTGCTGAATTGCCCGAACGCGCCAAAGCTTAAGTTTCATAGGGGACTGTGTCACGAGCGAATTCCTTATTGCGCTTTGAAGCAAAGTCTCCTGGACCAAGGAACGTGCACGCCTGCAAATACACCATAACAGTCGCCGAAACGTCAAGTAGCGTTACGAATACTTGCTTTGGAACAAGCCCCTCAAGCAGCAGGACCAGCAAACCTATATTAAGCAAAAACAGCCAGAACAGCCGCAAAAACACCGCAGACGAGTTTTCTCTTTCGTACACAGCCCGGGCGTTTAGCTGCTTCGTGAGTTTTACCGACTGAGGGTAGTCCTTATTCCGCTCAGCCCAGCGAACAGAAAAGAAGAGCCACGTCCCCCAAAAAACAATAACAAGACCAAGCATATCCGGGCTTAGGGAGGGCGTTAGCGCGGAGCTGAGCCCAAATAGGAGCACCGCCGCAGAGAAACCCACATAGATATTGGTCAGTAGCCAACCCCGACGCTGCAGCTTAATCACTGCGCTGTCAATAAGGCTTAGTATAAAGGCATCTAAGGTCCGCATAGGTTAAACATACCGCCAGGGAATTACGTCAAACCCCGTACTGGGCCGCTACCGAAGTAACCGGGGGCTTATAGGCAAGCTCGTCCTCAAGCGCCGCACTCATTTCGTCGGCCCGCACAATCAGGCCATTCTCGCGTGCCCAATTCAAAAACTGAGTTACCGTGTCGTGTAAGTCGTCGTGGTCTGACTTTGGGAAGCTCTGGCACTGGTCAATAACCGCATCAGCCCACCGCGTGTTGGGGGCCCAAATACCGTTGTCTGTGAATAGCGGAACAATTGAGTGGGTACGAGAAACCTTATCCCCCACCGGTTCTATAAGCTGGGTGCCCCACCCCTCTCTGGCGTATAGGCGATTGATTTCGTTCGCCACGTCACGCCCACGCGTCTTGTTTTCGATTAGCAACCGCTTGACCTTGTAACGCTTGCACGTGTCCGCCGTCCACTCAATGAGTCCGAAAGCCTCACGCTGACGCTGCTCAAAGTTAACCTGCGCTTCACCCGGAATGCGATGAATTAGTGTCCCGTGGAGTGGCAAACGCTTAGCCCACCCGAACATCAACATAGCACGACGATTCTTGTTGCGGTCGATCCAAATGCCCCAGACAGTCAAAGCATTGAAGTCGTTCTCCTGCTTCTCCCCGTAAGAGGTGTCCAAGCTGCCCACAACCAGTTCAAATACAGGAAACTCCTTACGCGTGGCTGACCACTCCAAGCCGTAGAGCCTAGCAGCCTCTTGATCCCAAGGCTGCCACCAGTCACGCTTGATGATACCGCCGCCCTTGGGCGTTGGGGCTTGCTGAAGGCGTCCCGACGACATATATGGTCCCATGCCCGCTTCCATACGGGCAACTTCCTTCTCGCCGAAGCGCTCAGGCC